AAAAAACACAAAATAAAAAAAAAGAGAAAGTCAAGTTGACCAACGAACATCATCCCATTCCAAAGAAACTACCTCCTCAGGATCATCTGGCTGAATATTATTATGATGAATGGGAGAATAAGTATTCTGGGAGATAAGACGCTCCCAAGAAGGAAAACCCTTGATCAAATCAGCAACATCAATACCTTTTCGACGAAAATCAGCAATATCATCCACTGAGAGATCCACAATAATCTTATTTAAAACTTCTTCATCTGAGAGACCAAGCTCATTCAAACAGTTCTGATACATAATGGCCATTATATCATAAGCATCACGATTGGCCGCATAAGTACCGTATGAATGACCCATGAGAGACAGAATAACATCAAAACAAGTACGACTCTTCGGCAAACGCCCATGAACAGCACGAACAATAAACTCAGGAGTCTCACGAAAAGCAATAAAAGAGGGCTGAGAAGGGCGTTCTCGATAAGGATTCACCACATTATAGTGCTTAAGAAAAATAGCACCTACATGAGTAAGATATCCATGACGCTGTTTAGAAGCGAAAGAAGTACACACCTGATCTCGGAGGTCAACATCCTTATACAACTTCAGAAATCGAGCAAAAGCCGCCCCATTAAACCAAGCAGAAACATCTGGATCCATAGTACGGTTCCACAAATGATCATCACCATAAAGAACCATTAAAATAAGATCCAGAGCAGCTTCCATTAGTTTATCTCGCAAATGTTCTGGAGCGCTCACAATTTGAACAATTAAGAAAGTACAAAACCAGAGAAATAAGCAAAAACAATCACCATGTGAAGTGTCCCACCAACCACTAGCCATACCTCCCGTCTTAATACACCATTGGTTCGAAGTGAGAAAAACAATCTGCTTAACAACATTTTTGCACACAAACTGGAGAATACGTTTCTTAAGAGCATAATGAGATGTAGAAGGATCCTCATACACCAACATACTAGAGAAAAAAATAGAGAGGTCCTCGGCAGAAATGCTATAATCTAGACCTGAAACATCCGCTGCCTCTATACAGATATCCCAGCAAGTCTCAAGAGTAACATTAAGAAGCTCTGCAAGACGATCAGTACCAGACTTACCATGAGTGCCACCTATTCGAAAAGGGCCTAAACGTTCTATGGCACATCGAAGGGCAGCAACCATCCTCTCAAACATAATAAACACACCAGAAGGAATGTTAAAAATTCGCAATTTGTTAACCTTCAAGGCGGCACTGGTGCATCACTTAACAATGGTAACCACATTATTGGATGGGGAGCGCAAAAGGGATCATGGAATGACGTCTGGAGGACTAACAATTCTGGTCAAGGGTCAATCAAGTTCAGGGTGAACCTTGGTGTTAAGGACTGGGTGATGGACGAAGACGTCGGTCATAAGAAAATCACTCTCTATGAATTTCACAGTGG